TTCAAAAAAAGTTAGTGCGGTTGCTCTTGCTTGCTCTAACATTTTTTCTGCTTCAGCAAACTTTTTAATAATAGTGTCAGCGCCAATCTTTTTAGATAGCTTCTCAACAGCTTTGTCAGTTGCTTCAGTCTTAAATTGTTTGACCAATAATTCTTGATCCCTGATTAATGGTTCAAACTGCCTGTTCACTTTATCTTTAAAGTGTTCAAGCTGATATTTAGTCATTGTTTTACTCATATTTATTTTTCCTTTCTGATTTGTTTTTATCACTTGACAAATAACCTGTCAAGGATTATATAGGATATAGACCTTTTAGTAGTGTACGTCTTTATAAACTCAAACTACTGCACACCGACTGCGCGTCACACCGGGAGCACAGGCCCTGTCTTCGCGCAGCGCAGGTGATGCATAGAGGTACCAGGACCAATCCCAAAATCGAAACTTTGTAAAAACCAATACCCCTAAAAACAAAAAGGGGTCCCACTACTCTAGGTTGTATTGCTTGATTTACAGAGTTTTCCCTGGTAAAAACATTTTGAACATCTAAAGTGGTGCAAAAAATTTTTTAAAAATTTTTTATGAATGTAAATAATATAGATATAAGCAAACTCCCATCAGACGTCAGAAAAACATTTAAACAAATGCAGGTCCTGCTTGCAGAAAAAAAGATACAATCAAAAGCCAAGAATGACTTTCTATCTTTTGTAAAATGCGTGTGGCCAGAATTTGTAGAGGGGTCCCACCACAGACACATAGCAGAAAAATTTAATAAACTTGCGTCAGGTGAAATAAAAAGATTAATTGTAAATATGCCACCTAGGCATACCAAATCAGAATTTGCGTCCTACCTTTTGCCAGCGTGGATGGTGGGCCGTGAGCCAAAATTAAAAATTATACAAGCAACACACACAGGTGAGCTAGCCATACGTTTTGGACGTAAGGCCAAGAATCTTATCGACTCGGAAGAGTATCACAAGATATTTCAAACAAGGCTGCAGGAAGATAGTAAAGCCGCTGGTAGGTGGGAAACAGCACAAGGTGGCGAATACTTCGCAGCAGGTGTCGGCGGTGCCATCACCGGACGGGGTGCTGATCTTTTAATTATAGACGATCCACACTCGGAGCAAGATGCGATGAGTCCAACAGCAATGGAGTCTGCTTACGAATGGTATACGTCAGGTCCACGTCAACGTTTACAACCTGGAGCTAGAATTATTTTAGTTATGACTAGATGGTCTACAAAAGATTTAACAGGTATGTTGCTTGCTAATCAGAAAGAACCCAAAGCAGACCAATGGGACGTGGTCGAGTTTCCGGCAATCATGGAACAAGGACAAGAAACAAAACCTGTTTGGCCAGAGTATTGGAAACTAGATGAACTAGAAAAAGTCAAAGCAACACTGCCAGTATCAAAATGGAATGCGCAGTGGATGCAACAACCAACATCAGAAGAAGGTGCAATATTAAAACGAGAATGGTGGATGAAGTATGATGCAGATGATATACCGCCATTGTATCACGTGATACAAAGCTACGACACAGCGTTTTTGAAAAAAGAAACAGCAGATTATAGTGCGATAACGACATGGGGATTGTGGTATCCAGAAGAAGATGGCCCTCCGCAGCTCCTGCTTTTAGATGCAATTAAAGGTAGATACGAGTTTCCAGAGCTACGAAGAATGGCATTAGAGCAATATTCTTATTGGAAACCGGAGACAGTTATAGTAGAATCAAAGGCATCAGGTTTACCTTTGACGTATGAATGCATGCGCACCACTTTTTGAGTCTGGAATGATATGGGCGCCAGATCAAAAGTTTGCCGAAGAAGTAATCGAGGAGTGTGCTGCATTTCCATTTGGAGATCATGATGACTACGTGGATTCAACCACACAAGCTATCATGCGATTTAGGCAGGGCGGGTTATTACAACACCCAGAAGATTACATAACAGAGAACAAAGCAAACGCTCGTAAAAGGAATTATTATTAATGACACCGATCATTAGAAGATTTGTTATCAAACTCTTGTCCAAGGACCAAGGTTCAGGGATCACGAAACTACCAAACCAGATGCAAGCAGGATTTCAAGAATCCATGGTGACAGAAAAATTAGTTCGTGGTGGTTACGATCCAAGAGCAATCAGATCAGAAACAGAATTAAAAATGATTATCAACAGAATCGACGCCAGCAAAAAACAATCCAAAGAACAAAAAGATAAAGCCATGAAACAGCTTGCTGACATCATGGATATGAAAGGTAGAAAAATACCACCGGGAGCAAAAATTATGGGTGGTGAAGCATTAGAGACAGAAGCAGAGATTGCTGCAAGAATGAACAGAGAAAACAAAGAAGCTATCGAAAGATTTAAAAAGAAAATGGATGAAGATTTAGATCCAGAAGATATGGCTGATGGCGGCCGTGCAGGTTTCATGGCTGGTGGTATGGGACGTAGAGCATTTTTAAAATTAATGGGTATGGGTGGTGCTGGTATTGCAGCGCTTAAAACAGGACTGATCAATGTATTCAGACCAAGATCACAAGCTGTTGAAGAAGTTATTGAAACAGTTACCAAGACAGATGCAATGGGAGTGCCAGAACACTTTGCACCTTTGGTTAATAAAATTATGAAAGAAGGTAAACTAATCAAAGAGTCAGATAGAATTCAAACATATAAACACCCAACAAGAAAAGATATCGATCTAGATTACGAAATGGATACTGGCAGTGTAGGTGTTAGATTTGAAACTGACCAAGGTGCTAAAGCAGATTACTACCTGAAAAAAAATCCACCAGATGAAATGAATCCAAAAGGTGGACCCGATGAATTCTTTGATGGTGAAGAGGTTTACAAATTTGGTAAAGATGGTGATTCTTATGTAAAAGATTTTGAAGAAGGCATAAGCACAGGTACATCAAACCTAGACGAGTTTGTTGGCATCAAGAAACAAGATTTTGCATCAGGTGGTCTTGCTGCAATGTTAGGGGAATAATGGACAGAGTCGATGAAATACTTTTTCTCTACGAAGATGATAGAGCTAACATGGCTGTTGGCGGTGCAGTAAAAGCAATTGCTAAACGTATTTTAAAAGGCAAGAAAAAATACGACTACAAAGATCCAAAACAAAAAAATCAATATGTAATGCGATCTGACAAAGAAGTGCAAAAAATAATTGATGACCCAAAATACAAAGACTACAGAAGAAAAGATTTTAGAAACGAAGGCATATTAACTCGTAAAGAAACTGAAAGAGAAGGGGTTAAGTTTAAAAACTTTGGTAAAAGAAAAGATCCTGAAAAAGTTAGAAAGTCTCAAGAAAAAAGAACTAAACAAACTAAAAAGAAAAGCAGCGTAACATTAGAACAAAAACTAGCTGCCCCTAAAAAATCTGGTTTAGAGTTATCACATTTAGGAAGTAAAAAAGAAAAAGTCACTACAGGCAATCTTGCATATCTTCCAAAAGATATAAACAAATTAAGTTATCAAAGATTTGAAAAAATTTTAAATGACATCCAAGATAAGCAACAAAAAATAATTGCAAATAAAAAAATGCCCATACCTAAAAAAAGAAAAAAATTAGGTGAGCTGGCAAGAGCAGATAGAGCATTGAGAAGTAAATTTAGAGGACTGGGTTATCAAAACATTAAAACTAGAATATCAGTAAGACCCAGCGAACTTTCTCCAAGTGGCATGATGATGAAAGAAGTTATAAGAGATCCAAGCATTACAATTGCTAGAGGACAACCTGGTGCAAGTATTGCATTAAGAAAAGCTACTCCTGAACAAAAAGAAAAAATATTAGGTTTAGGATTAGAGTCTTTAAAAAATGTAAGAGGTTTTGCAGGAGGCGGTTATCTTGCTGGTGGTTTAAAAAAACTCGGTAGAAAATACAAAGGTTCAACATTAGAAGCTTTATTAGAAAATCCAAAACTGGTTGGAAGTGAATTAGGTTACGAAGGATTATCAGAGATTATGAATTTATTACAAGGTTCAGGTTTATTTGCTGATGGTGGAATAGCTAACCTACCTGGTGTAAAATCAGGCCCACCACCAGAATCAGGACCTAACCCACAAGGGTTGGAAAACATAAAATATTATGTTACAAATACATAGGAGTATTAAATGGCAGAAGTAGATAAAGGACTCCCTAGTAACACGCGAACTAAAATCGATGTCCCAACAGAAGAGGAGATCGAAGAAGTTAGTGTTAAAGAGGAGGAAGTAGAAAAAGGACCAGTTGAAGTTACACCCGAAGAAGACGGCGGTGCAACGATTGACTTTGAACCGGGAGCTATAAATATACCGGGCACAGAAAATCATTTTGATAACCTTGCAGATATTTTACCAGAAGATGTTTTACAACCAGTTGGTAACGACATGGTTGGAGACTACAACGATTACAAAGCATCTAGAAAAGAATGGGAGCAAAGTTACCGTG